AATTTCAGTGTCATTTTTTAGCCCCTCCAACGTGCTTTTTTAGCTCTTACGTCTATGTGTGTGAATGTCGAATAACTTCCGATGCCGTATTTATCCGGGTATTTGCTTTTCAGATACTTTTGTACCTCTGTTGCCTGAATACCAGATACTTTGATATCAGCCGCCGTGCCCTTTGTGTGTTGTGAGTTTTTTACACCGCCGATTTTTGCATTGTATTCTGGTGTCCGGTATCCAGAGGTTACAATCACAGGTTTGTTGAAATGTGTGCGTATATCTTCCAAAACGTCTATAAGCTCTGTGTCCACAATTACCTTGTCGCATCGGAAGTCTTTTTGCGCAAATTCTTTTACTTTGAAGTGTTTACTTATTTGGTGGGTGCTCTGATTAAATAAGCTGTATTCTTCACGTGGCATCTTACTCCTCCTCTTCAGTCTCCTCCTCTTCAGTCTCTTCCTCTTCCTTCACAATTGCGTGGTAAATCTTATCCAGCATTGCGAGAATCTTCAGAAAAATGTTCATGCTTTCATTAAAGTCCATTTGTTCACCTCCTTTCATTGTTCCGTTTGGAACATTACAGCCGGATGCCGCCCCGGCTGACCTTCGGCCGGACGTTGATATTTTTCGTCCGCTTTGCGGTCTGCGTAAACTTCCGTTGGTCGCCACGGCCTGCGCCGCTACGATGTGCCATTGTGTTACCTCCTTTCTGTGTTTGGTTTTATTGTATTGTCAGTGTGTGCAAAAGTCAAGGTTTTTCGTTGAAAAATTTTGACGTTGCGCACACTTGCCCGCTGCAGGCGTTCGTTTTATTGGTTATAAGGTTTCTTTTGGCTCTCTCCACTTTTGTTTTTGCTTGTCTTTTTCTTTTTGTATCTCTAGGTATTTTGAGTATGGAACACTGGTGTTTTGCTCTAAGTTTACAAGGCTAAGCACTGCGTTTCTTCGTCTTTTGGCTCTTACCGCTCTCAGCTCGTCAGAATGTGTTTTGAAATAGCTTTCGGTGTCTTTGCTGGTATCCTTATCAAGAAGCTTATCAAAGTACCTTGGCGGTCTTTTCTGCCGTCCTCCTGCACATGTGATGTTGTCGGTTTCTAGTATTTCGTTCATGTGCTCTTTTAGGTACTCTTCCCCGATGCCTTTTGACATGATTCTAAACTCTGGTTCACGGCCTTGCATCCAGTATTTTGCGCTCTGCTCTGCGCCGATTGCTTTTTTATTGACGTACTGTGCTACGTATGCATATGACCCCGGTGCCGCTGGTGAAAAGTCTACAAAGCCTTTTCCCCATAGGTTTGTGAGCCATTCGCTTTTAAAGTATGCGTTGCCTTTCTGGTTTTTGTACCACACTCCATCCTCTGGTTTTAGTCCAAAAAAAATACCGTGGTAGTGTGGCCTTTTTGTTCTGTCTCCGTACTCTCCTGCTATGAAGTATTTTATCGGCTTTTTGTATGCTTTTCTGAGACGTTTTAAAAATAGTTGTACGTCTCTTTTGCTTACTGTCTGTGATTGGATGCTTTGATTGCCTTTTACAATTTCGCCGTATGGAACATGTTCTTCATCGTAGGTCATTGTAACGAAAATTACATCGCTCCATTTTTGGGCCTCTAGTTCGATTCTCGTTGCCCACTGGTCTGCTATTTGTTTTCGGCAGTATTCACATTTTCCGCATGGCAGTAATGCGAGGTTTCCTTTTTTTACGCCGTCCATGATGGTTTGTTCTAGGTTCTGTTTCTTTAGGTAGTTTAAACTTCCCCACATGGTTGGTTTTTTCGTGTTCATCTGGAAAACATTCGGATTTGTACATGGCATAGGTTTGGCGCAAGCTTACTTGTCTAACTTGCGCCAGTTGACACCTCTCTTTCGTTTTTGATTTAAATTGCGTGCGCGTGCGCGTTTCGCGCGCGTGCGCGCAATACATTAGTATCTATTGATGCGACAGTCCCCGCGCTAGGGGACGCTGTCGCAAAGGGGCCGTCAACGGTAGTTTGACGGCCCCTGTTCTACTCTGCATACTTTTATTCTTTATGCTCTTCTCTTTGGTGTCCCTGTGCTGGGAAACCTTAACTTTGTGCGGAAGGGCTTTTATTTTGCTCTATTTGCTCTATATATTACTTGTTGTAGTAGTAGTAGTAGGGCCTGTTGAAACTGTTGAAAGGTCTAATTTTTAGCGTTGATACGCATATTTATCACCTTCTTTCTTGTTGAAAGTTTTGTTTAAAACTTGTTGAATTGTTGAAATTTTTTTAACGGCCAATTTTTTTTGTGTTTTTTTTGTTGAAAACCTGTTGAAACTGTTGAAACTGTTGAAAACTTAATCTCCTCTATACGCGCCCATTATCTGGTTAGGATTGATTGACGCGTATGGTGTGATGTTTTTCCCGCCTTTTTCCCAACTGTCTTTAAAGGCCGATGCTGCTTTTCTGCCTGCGCCTTTTGCTGATTCTGCCGCTTTGTTTCCTGCGTCTTTTAGCTTGTCTCCTGCGTCTCCCAGCTCGTCGAGTAAGTTGTTTGCCGCATAGCTGTAATTGCTTACTTGTTTTGCGCTTGACTGTGCTAAACTGCTTGCCGCTTCATTAAAGCTCTTTGCAGAATGGTACTGCTTTGCGCTGGTGCTCTTTTTCGCTAGTTCCAGATATCTGTTTGCTAGCTCTGCGGTGTTGTTGCCGTATTCATACATTGCCGACACTGCCGCCGCCTGTGCGCTCTGCTGGTTGTAGTGCTGTGTTCCGATGCTTGCACTTGCCCCGCTTGGCGTTGCTGTTGCGCCGTTGTTTGCCGCTAGTATTGGATTGATGCCCGCTGCGATCATGTCTTTTACAGTGTCCTGATATGCTGTGCCGCGCATTTCCTTTTCAAAGGCTCTTTCTGCTGCCGCTTCTGCGGAGTTGTACTTTTTTGCGCTTGCTTGGCTTCCTGCGTTCATCAGATTACTGATAATAGAGCTTAAAAAGCTCATGCCGTTTGCCATGTTTACGCTGCCCTGATTGTTGTATGTGGTGATGCCTGTTGGTGTTCCAATCTGTGTTGAGCCAATTTGTTGCGGTCCTGTCAAGCTTCCGGTTGTTGTTTCGCTTCCGCTTGATGTTTCTTCTCCGGCTTTTTGGCTGCTCGTTGCACTGCTCTGGTTTGAACTCATTGCAACGCTTGTTAGTAGGCTAAGCCCCTGCATTATGTAAGGCATCCATGATAAAAGTGTACCCATTTAAAAATAGCCGGGTCTTTGCCCGGCTTCCTCCTTTCTTAGATTCTTTCGATTCCCGGAATGCTATAGATAGGCATTTCCCGGAACCACGTTTCGTTGAACCAGAAATCACACAAGAACTGGTGACTTACTGCGGATGTTACCGCAATAGTCCTATCGATGTTTTCACGTCCTTCCTGAATCCACTCTGCCGACAGTGTCGGCAGCTTGTCATAGTCGTCTGCATAGTGCCATGCATCCAAAGACGTCTGATAGTTTGACCTCATTTCTCCGGTTACGTAGGAGGGCTTGTATCGGTAATCCGCCCAAGCTTCCTGATAGCCAAAAATCTGGCTATCTTTTTCGCTTCCGTCTGCGTAGATTTCTCTGTTGTATACTGGCTGTTCACCCAGTGCTGCAAGGCGCGGGTCGTAGTACGTGAATCGACCGCCGCGCGTCCATTTGGTAGAAAGTCCCTGCTGGTAGCTGTGTTCTACTCGTACCACTGCCAGCCCGATGATATAGCCGTACTCCGTTGCTGCATAGTCTGCCATCTGCTTTGAGCAGGTTGTTAGGCTGTATGCCGCCGTGTTGCCCAGTGCCTGCCCGGTCGTGGTGTCTGTCTGGCTGGTCTGCACCACCTGATTTACATTGATTGCAATTCGCTGCCCGCCAATGTACTCAGGAATTTGTAGCCGGCTGTCCGGACTCGTTACGCCCCACGTCCCGGAAAGGAACTCTCTGTACCTCGTTCCGTTTCTGGCATCGCTCTCGAAGATGTGCTGCAGCGCGATTGCCTGCCGGAGGTCGTTGATTGTTGCTGCTGTGACAGTGCTCAGGTCTGCTTGCATTGTGGTGTAGTTTATCTCGCTCGCGTTAGTTTGCCCACCGAACGTTACAAGCGCTTTCCCGCTTTTGTTGTTCTTTTTTGATGCTGAGATTTTCATATTTGAGTTTATCGGAATGTTGTCGAGGTTTCCACCTACGTCTTGGAAAATCTCTCCATTTGCCATGTTTTCTGCACTGTCTGGCCATACAATTTGAGCGTTTCCCGTCATTGGCAGCTGTACCGGTTCTGCATTTTTCAACGGTGAAGGAAGGCAAGATGTGAAGTAATCGTGGAACTTTCCCGCCCTTGCCGGTTTCATTGCATACAATGTCGCTTCGTTGGTGTTGGTCGTCTGGTCGGTGTTGTTTGCATTTTCGGTTACTTTGCTTGCGTCTGCATTTGTGCCGCCGTCATCCGTCTTTTTGTATCCCAACATAAGCGGCGCTTCAAGATTTTCATCTCGGAACCACTCGTTGTAAATCTTGCAGTATGCTCGTGCAGGCAATGCGTTCACTTCCAGCGCGTTTGTTACCTGTGTCGGCAGTCCGAAGTAGTCACCGATGGAACCATTTGCAAGGCCGCTTGTGCCGCCGATGGTGCATTTAGGAGTGGAATACTCCGTATCTTCCGCCCAATAGTCGGTGTCGTTTTCACCGAACATATTTTCGAAGTGTTCCCACAAAAGTCTTGCAGGTACAAAGAAAAAATATGTGTCCATGTAACAGTTATCCATGATGGGATAGATAGGAGTGCTCATTCTGATAAGCCCGTTAAGCTGTATTCGTGCCGTGTCACCCGGGAGCACTTCATCCATATAAATGGGCACCAGTTCGCCTTCGTTGATGGTCGTCAAAAGCTGATGACCGCGGTCAAATTTTGATCGCGGTCTTTCCATTCGCGGTACTTGCGCGAAATGGCTTTCACTGTTCCGGTTCGTTCTGCTTCACCTCTTCCTTTTTTTCTTCCGTCTTCGGCTGTTCGGTCTGCTGCGTCTGTTTCAGCTGTTCCAGCGTTTCCGCTGCCTTCTGTGCTGTTTCGTGCATCGTCACAATGTCTTTAGGCAGGTTTTCCAGTGGCGTGCCCTCGGTGTAGATTGTGCTCTTTGCTTTGATGGAAAAATCTCCGGCTTCCAGTCTTGCGATTGCGCTTGCAAGGTCGTATCCCTCGCCTGCCTTCTGAATTTTTTCGTATACATTTTCGTCCGGTTGTCGGATGTAGTCCGTTGTGCCGTTCGGTCGCTTTACCGCTTTCCACGTTGGTGCCGTTTCGCTGCCGGTTTTGCTTGTCACTCTTTCGGTTGGTACTCCGTAGTACCGTACTAGAACGTTAGGATTTAGCATTGTATGTCTCCTTAAGGTCTACCAGCTTGCACAGCTGGTTCGGTTTCGCTCCGAACATTTCGCCGGTTTCGGTGTTGAAGTCGCCCAGCTCCATTAGGCTGATGTCTTCGATTTCCTGCAGTTTGGACTCGTTTGCCTTCCACTTTGCGGTGCGGATTGCCTGCGCCCTGTTCTGCTGCAAGAAAGGAATGCTGTAGCCATTCGTGATTGCATCGTGATAACTGTAGAATTTCAGTGTCATTTTTTAGCCCCTCCAACGTGCTTTTTTAGCTCTTACGTCTA